ATAGGTTGGTTAAAAATACTTGCCCCTGAGGTGCCCCCGAAAGGATTCCCCGGATTAATATTACCAGCCCTCAGAGTATCAAAAACGGTGCCTCGTGTAGCAATATTTCTGGCTACAATGTTACGGGCTTGCTCGTCTGGGAAGGTCTCAAACTGGAATTGGTTAAGGGCTAATTGCCCCGGAAGCATGACACTCGCAAGACGGCGGTTATAGTCGTCTTCTTTGATACTTTGTAGAAGTTGTTGTCCCTGTAGGCTTGCTCCGGCTACGGCTTGGTTAGCTTGTGCTCGATTACCTACTGTGGCCCTAGCCAACTGTCCTTGTTGAGCCGAACTAGTACCTGTGTACCCCCTAGCAGCATTTTGAGCTGCAAGCCTTGCGTAAGTTTGTTGTAAACTCGTATCAAGAGCTCTGGATTCTGCTGCACCTTGATTTACAGTAGCGTCTACTACAGGCTGGGCATTCGTTAATCTCTCTTGTAAACCTTGTCCACCAAACAAGTTATTTACTATCTGAGCAGCTTGAGTAACAGCCGGTCTATACTGAGCTTGGAGACCTCTTCCTATAGCCTGTAAAGCTTGGAAACTAGGAGAATTGCTTCTTAAATTTCTGAAGTTTCCTACGGCATCAGCTGTTACCTCACTTTCGATACCTCCGAAGTTACGGGCGAGGGCTTCATCCTCCCTCTTAATCCGAGTCGCTTCTTTCTGCTTCTCAAAATTGAGAATGTCCTGCTGTCTCTTGTCTTCGGCTTTAGCTGCCTTGTTACCCATAAAAAGATCCCCTATCCCCCCAGCAAGATTTCCTAAAAGTTGACCCCCACCCCCCATGAAGAGTTTTGTCCAGTCTATTCCCCCCAGACCTTTCCTCGAAGTACCTCCTGATTTGTTCGCAGAAGACCCTCCGCCCCCAGAACTAGAACTAGAACTAGAACTCGGTGTTGCGTAGGGATTTAAGTTATAGTCACTCTCCCTAAACGCCGGTTGGTTCGTGTCGTAGCCAGCCTTGAACGTCGTATCATAACCGCTGTCTAGGTCGTAGTTACTAGACTGGAGGGAAGACGAGTTCCCAAGGTAGTCAGAGTCGTTAGTGTACCCTCCAATATTGTAGTCAGGAGAATTGTGGGAGTCGACGAATATATCACTCATAATATGTTACCAGTATTTACTTTTTCCTCTTGGCTGTCGAGGTTCTTTTGAATGAGCGGTTAGCTGAAGGTGATTGCTTGTAGATACGACCTCTAGCCCCGGGCTTTGAATGTGCCACGTCTTTCCCGTCCCCGTTGCCGTAGGTTCCCATGTCTCGGTTTGCTTTGTTGTTCCTCGCTCTTTGTTTTTTGGCCTTTGGTTTTGAATGGTAACAATCATATTCTTTTTTGTAATTTCTTTTCATAATTAACAAGTTACTTGGTTTGCGGGGTTTTTCAATTATTAAATTATGCGTCCTCTAACCAAGGGTTTCAATCTTTGCTTCGAGTTCCTCTACTCTCCTCAGTAGATCGTTTAAGGTGGTGTTGTCTTCCGTCCCATACAAGTCTTGTAATAAATTCTTTCGCACGTCAAACCACCAACGTTGCAGCTCGGGTATTGGGACCTCTGGCAGATTATCGGGATTTGTAGCAGCAAGAGCCTCAGACGAGCTTCGGGTTACTTTAGGTGTTTTTCTAGATATAGGCATTAAGCGTCTGTATCTCTAGGGGCTGACTCAGAATCTACAATATCAACATCGTAAATACGGGTGGCAATCCCAGCGTTTCGGAAATCATTTTCTATAAGGATCTCATCCCTGTAGTAGTTTTCCTTGAAATAAGTTTCGATAGAATTCTCAGTGTCTGGTTCTGGGAGTTGGACGTCCGCAAGAAGCTTTTGAGTTTTGGAAGGGTTCAAAGTTCCATATAACTTGATACGTACCTCTGGGTTGTCCGACTGAGAAGACAAAATAAGAACATATCTCTTGAGTATTTTCTCGTTAAACTCATCGTTAACAATACCCCAACCTGATAATAGAACCGGAGTATACGCAACTCGATCAATCCAGTTCGCAGGGATGATATCGTAATAACCTTCTCGACTATACATGGAAGTCTCTCCAGCAAATTGATCTCTTTTGAGGTTTGCTCTGCCGTAGGTATACATCGTTACGTCGGGCCCTCCCATTACGAACAAATGCTCCGAAGGACCTGAGAACTGACCTTCTGTAGGGGATTCAATAGACTCGGAAGCTGAGTAGTACTTGTCAACTGTACTACAAGTATTAAATTTGTAATCCCAACACAAAGCTTTGTCAGTAACCCCGTTAGGGAAGTTCCACCAGATCTCAGAGGTTATCGTGTTGACTGAACCATAGACTCGTTCCATGTCGGCACGCTCAACATTGCTGTAGAAGATGTCGTCACATAGGGAGAGTTTCTCCATAGGGACTGGGTTTGCAGTGATTACATCAAACCTAAAGAACTTGTTACGTCCGGGATAAACAAGGTAGTCCCCGTTGACTCTCACAAGCCCCCATCTCCAAAAGATTGTATCCTCACCTCGGTAAACAATACGGAAGGTGAAAGGATCGTCGACATCTCCTGTGTACCTTCCTAGGAAGATCGTAGTGTCTTTGAAAACAACTAGAGTCCCTTGGACATCTTCCATACGGAGTATGCCACTACTATCATCATCGAGATCATAGGAAAACGGTTGGGGTCCCAGTTCCAATATATCGTTTCTTTGAACAATCTCATCAGTAATTGTGGCTCCTGCATTGTCTACTACTCCATATTCTACGTGGCGGACAATCTCCGCACCAGATAACACATTAACATCGATGCCGTAAACTCCGGGGGACTTCCCACTACTTGCGGGAGTTATAACTATCTCATCTGTGCTCCTGCCAGCAAAGCTATAAGCGGCTTGTAGCTCAACAAAATCAGGCGAGGGGTCAGTAGAAAGTTTGGTGACTATGGCATCCCTTAGTTGGGTTGTTGTTGTTGCCCCTGTGAAGCCTACCCCTTCTGTTAACGTAACCTCTACGCCTGCTAAGAAAAAAGTGAAATGAGAACCGGGAACTCCTGAAGGAGCGGTTCCAATATCTACAGTTAAAACAGTTTTTGGACCAGAAGTCAAGGTCGTAATCAGATCTTGATTATAATCAGTGCCTTGTGAAATCCAGTTAATTGTTGTTTCCGCTTCTGGGGTTGCAGCAAGTCCACTCCCAGTCCCGGCATTGTCGGATTTATAAAGAGTGCCTCCGTAAGAAACTGTAACTCCCGCCCCCCAAATAGAGGTGTCGTTAGGAGCCCAAGGAGCATAAGTCAAAGAAGCTCCAGCTCTAGGAATCAATAACTCGTCCCCCGAGGTCCAAGAGAACATTGGGAACTTTGTCCGTAACACGTTTGTACCGACATCCATAGAACCCTCAACAATAGAACCCCAACGTTTAGGGTTTGCTACAGGAGAGCCTATCATTCGGTATTGTGTCCGAGTAGATTTTGTTATGTCAAGAAAAGGTTGGATTGCAGCGTTTTGTCCATTAATACCAGTGATGTCACTCGTATTCATTATTTCTTCAAGGTCATTGGTACTAATCTCAGACACATCCGCTGCAATCAAAAGACCGTTGGTCTCGTCGATATTATCAACAAACCCATACCCGTTTTCTCGCAGCTCAAAAAGAAACTCTACGGAGAGGTCGTCGATATTGTAAGCAATAGGTAAATCATACCCATTGTTAAAAACTAAAGTCCCACTAATGTTCTCAACTTCCCAGCGGTGGCCGAGTTTGGAAAACTTGTATTTAGAGGATTGAGAATCTGTAGGGTCGTGAGGCGGGTTAATCTCTAACCACTGGTCACTTGCGTCGGTAGAATACACGGGGTAGATCGTATCCGGGCCAATCAAAGTATCTCCGGGAAGTATGCCTAGGCCTGTTATATTTTCTGCTACCGTAAAAGTTGTTTCTCGGTCTTGGGGAAGTACTGCGTTGTTGTAAGAAATCCCAACAACCGTAAGAGTGTGGGTCGTCACAGTGCCGTCTAGGATATCAATAGTTTGTCCCAAAGACATCCCGTTCGGGTTTGTCGGACTATATTCTGTCCACTTACCTTTGATTGTAATCTGTTGGTGCGTGGTTTGGACGGCCGAAACCTCAGCTCCAAAAACAGGGTAGTTCCCTACAACTGCGTCAGGCCCTGTAGCTCCGAGAAAGGGTTCTTCAAAATAAGTTGCTACGTCGTCAATTCCCAGATACCTGAAAATTGTAGTAGGCGTCGCAATGACAAGAGCGAGAGTCCCTCTAGGAGACCTCCCAGAGTAAATCAAATTAATCTCTTCGTCTGAGGGTAAAGGAGGATACGCTTGTATATCAAGAGGTAAGTCTTTATTAGGCCGAAACAAAACATCACCCTCTCGTCTAACTTCCTGATCGTATTCCCTACGGAAATTACGTTTCGTGGTGTAGTTAGCAAGACCTATTGTAGCAGCAGAGGACTTAGTGACTAAGTCCCCGCCTTTGGTGGGTTTGAATTGTATCGCTGGCATTATGCAGGTTGAGTAAAGTCTACGAACATGATATAAGCAAGAGCATAAAACTTAGGACGGTTGTCGTGAGCCCCAGCTCCTCCTGTGTTTCCTTGAGCGTGGACGTGTCCCTGTCCCGCTAACCCGCTAGAAGACCCATCGTCAGTAGTTGATGTTGTCAGAGCGAACCGCTCTGCATTTGGGTTCTTGGATCCTATTTCGTTACCCCCGCTGGCAATGTTGCTGGCAAGCTGGTGCGTATGAGGAGGTATTTCAGATACAACAAGAGGGTGTGCGTTAGTATTCGGGTTCGTGTGGGCATGGTTCCCGATAGCGTCCGACCCTCCTGTCTGGCCATCCGTATACCCAGAACCGGAACCTGCACCAACAACAAACCTTGCCCGCAGGTCTGGAGTCTGTTGTCCGTTGTAAGTTCCCCCATTGCAAAGAGCCCAACCTGTCGGAATCGCAGCACTTGAGCCACTCCACAAGTTTATAACCCCTACTGGAGTACGTAAATCAAACTCAGCTTGGATACGAGTGTTGGTCGTGTCGATAGCTTCGAGATTCTCGTCATGCTCTTTAGGAGTTAGAGGTCTCCCAGTTGGGATCCTCTTTATAGTAGTTGCTTGTGTGTAACTCATTATGCGGTGAGGGTTGCAGAAGTTGTATTAACAGAACCAAACTCGTTCGAGATTACGCATCTGTATAGGTAGCCTATTTTTGGTCCTGTGTTCGTGACGGTCAGAGTCATAGAGTCTTCCCCGGAGTAATCTACTCCCGAAGGGATTGCTACGAAACCAGCTCCGGTATTCTCTTCCCAAGTATAGTCAAGAGTTTCTCCTTCAGTGGCCGTTCCCGTGCAAGAGAAGATCACAGGAGGGGAGGCGTCAGACTGGTTAGTTGGATTTGCTGAAACTGACGGAGCTGCCGTAAGGACAGTTAACGCAAAGGTATCACTGTCAGAACCTCCGGTATTCGTAACTGTTATACGGTATTCGAACTCGTCTCCGTTTTGAAGGTTGCTTATTTGCAGTCGAGAAGATCCCGCCGCATCCGTGATAGTGACGGTTCCAGAAGCGGAAGGACTTGGGTCAGCGTCATTTAGAGTAACCCAAACACCTCCGCCAGTAGAGTCGTATTCCCACACAACACTAGGCGCAGGAGCCCCTGTAAAGAAGTAGCTAACATCGAGTCCGTCCGTCTGTGCTAGAAACTGAGCACTATTTGAAGTGGTTAGGGCCGCTGCGGATTCATTAACTGTAACTTGGGCACTAGATGAGATAACAGAACCAGCCCCATTACTGACCGTGCAACGGTAGTATTGTTGGTGGTCAGCTTGCGTGATCGCAGTGAAAGACAAATTAGCTGTCCCTTGTCCAGAGTCTCCGGGGAGGGCTGTTACGTCTGCCCAACCTGTAGCTCCGTCAGCGGAGTATTCCCACAAGTAAGTCAGTGGAGAAGACCCAGTCACTGCCACGGAAAGGTTAAGGGTTAACCCTGCGTCTAGGGTTTGGGTCAAGGGATCCGAGGTTATGTATGGAGCTGATAACACGTCAAGAGTTACAACATCTGACTGAACTTCCCCAGCAGCATTGATTACTTGACAGAAGTAGTCAGAACCATCTATCGCAGGATCCGCTCCTGTAATGGTGTAGGTATTCAAAGTTTCTCCACCGATCAAAGAACTCAAGGCCGAAGCAACTCCAGTCGGAGAGGTTGTAAAGTCAACAGCACTACCCCCTCGAGAGGTACTCAGTTGGAAGGTATTTGTCCCACCGCCATAAGAGTTGTTTATGACAAAGTATTGAGTTGCAGCACTAAACTCTCCGGGCTGTCCCGCAGTGAAAACAAAAATGTCTCCGTCGGTAAGCTGGTCTCCCGTTAGAGTTACCTCATCTGTAGGACTACTAAAATCAAGATTTACGCTGCCCGCTTCTACATACCATTGATATGTCGGTAAAGGAGAGCCTGTCGCATTGATTAAGAACGTTACATCATCGTAAGCGTCAATAGACTCGTTGATAGGCTGTAACGTGATAACGGGTAAGCTATCTACAAAAAGAGGAACTGTCGTAGAATCGACTGACCCTGCTGCGTTCGCTACGGTGCATAAGTAATCGTCAACGTCTGAGACGTCTATGTTACTTATAGTAAGAGTAGATCTTTGATGTCCAGAGACGGTGTCGTCTACAATACCAATATCTCCTCCTGCGGATAGAGGAGTTCCTCCTTTTTTCCAAGTGAAAGTCACGTCCGGTTCTCCAGCGGCTTCAATAACAAATATTGCAGTGCCTCCAGTAGTTGCTGATTGTAAAACAGGTTGCACGAGTATTGAAGGCGCTTGAGTTCCAATAGACAACACGGCCACGGCACTCTCTGTAGTAGCTACTGCGTTAGTAACTTTACAAGTATAAGCTCCTTGGTCAGCGACTTGAACATTTGTCAAACTCAAAGATATCGTAGCTCCTGAAGTTGTCGAACCGGATTCTCCTCCAATAGCCACAGCTGTTTTATACCATTGGTAAGTCATAGGTTCAGCTCCAGCTGCAACACACTCAAAGAGAACATTATCTCCGACAGAGGCAACATCCGTATCGGGTTGATCGGTAAAGAAAGGAGCGTCTGCAATGATTGCAAGGGTCGCTGCGTTTGATTCTGTGGAGCCTTTAGTGTTGGTAGCTACGCAAGTATAAGCTCCTCCGTCGGCTATTTGTACATTTGACAAAGTCAAAGTAGAAGCTGTTTCACCCCCTATAGGAGTTCCGTCAAGTTCCCATTGGTAAGTAGCGGCAGGGATTGCGTCCACAGTAACGAAGTAAGAGAGTCCTCCTCCTACGTTTGCAGCTTGTGAAGTCGGAAGTGGATGGGCTGTAAATTCTGGTGCATACTCAATAGTTGCGGAAACAGTATCACTTGTAACGCTCCCAGCAATATTAGAAACTATACATTTGTAATCAGCAGCATCGGTCTTTACGCTCGCAGCGATAGTTAGGGTAGAAGAAGTCTCCCCCGCAATATCTACGCCATCTTTTTGCCACTGGTACGAAGGGTCTGGTAGTCCAGTCGCCGTAACCGAGAAAGTTAAAACAGCTCCAAGGTCGACAGTTTGTGCAATGGGTTGTACAGAAATTACAGGGATTGTAGCCAGCTGAACTGTCACATGAGTAGTCTCTACCGAGCCCTCGTCGTTAGTAATTACGCAGTAATAGTCTCCCGCATCCGCAGCTTGAAAGTTTTCTATAACAAGTTCGCTGTTAGTCTCGTCTGTAATCTCTGCCATATTAAACCTTAAACCATTGGTAAGTTATTCCGGGATTGCCTATAGCTCCCACGCCTAAAGTGAGTGTTCCGCCTTGAGCGATTACTTGACCTTGTGGTTGTGTCAAAATAATAGGGCTAAAAGGTTCCGCTCCCCTACAAGTAGCGGGGCCTCTATCGACATTGAGTCTGCGTTCTCTCTTCTTAGCTGAGGCAAGCCTGCGTCGATATTCTTTGAAAGCTGCTGAAGCGGGTTGCGCTTTTGTCCCTGCTTCCTCTACATACCCGTAAATCTGAACTAGGACAAAGTAGGAAATAGCTTTAGCGGCTGTTTCATTGAAAACTACTGTATCCCCGTCTGAGTAATCTAGTTTAGTACCTTCCCAAGTGATCTCTAATTCTACCACATCCCCAAGTAATTGAGGATATACTAGGAACTTAGAACCTCTCGGGTCAAAGGTTATAACAGGTTCACAGTTACAGGAATTACAGATAACTTGATCTTTTAAGTTCCAAGGGACGAACCGTACTTGGCAACCACAAATATCCTCAAGTCCGGGATATCTTAAAGTAGCCGTGAGGGGTACCGCTCCTTCTGGTAAAGTTCCCTCAGAGGCGTTCCCTACAGGGAACATGTCAGAAGCGACGTATAGATTAGAATTTTCTAATCGGTATTCGGGTATAAAGTGTTGCAGGTCAAGGAGTCCTTGTCGGATCTGTTGGTCGATAAATACATCAAAACCTTCAATATCAAGTAGGGATTTTTCAATCTGTTCATCCATCCACTCGCCGAGGGCTTTAATATCCTGCTTCCCTTCTTCGATCATAGCATCGACGTAATCGATCGTATTCTGACGGTCTTTATCGACTGGGAGGTAAACTCTTACCTTGTTACGTAAGTCAATATCCGAAAGGGCTGTTTCATACCCAACAAGGCGAAAACGATCTTTTTCATAAGAAGACCGTACAACCATTGCAAGTTCTTGATTCTGCTCTATTTCTGAAAGAATATTAGACTTAACAAATTTAGAGATTGTGGAAATAAACAAGGACTCTGAGTGGGCGTCAGATAGAAAATCCTTTACTTGGGTTTGTACGTCAGAAAGACTCAATGAAGTTTTATACCCCACCAAGTCGTTTCTCGCACTGTCGTAACTCCCTTTGTGGGAGCCATAGGAAGTAAGATCTCTTAGGAATTCTCGGGAATAGTTAGCTCGTACAAAGGTGGCTACGGTGCGGATCAACTGATCGTCGGTCCGGTCTTTGCCTCCTGTTGCGTTGTCTTTTACTAATTCCTTGAACTCCAAATAGGTCATTTTAATCCTTTAAGTATGCGACCCAAGCGTCGACGTTGTGTCCTTTTTTAGGGTCTCTCTTAGGAGCTCCCTCCTCTTTTGCAAGGTCTTTAAGCTTGTCCTCCGATTCTCCTGTGAACTCTGCGAGTTGTCGGTAAGATGTAGCAAATTCTGAAACAGCTTCTGAAGCTTCTTCTCCGATATCCTCCGAAAGAGCTGATACCTCGCTAAGTTCTTCCTTCGTGAAAAGACTTTCTTTTTCTTCACCATCTTCCTGTCCCACATGTTCTACAACCGGAGCCTCTTGAGGAGGACCCGCTAGAATAACTTGTTGGAGATTTGTTGGCTGCTCCAAGGTTGTTAGAGAGGAGTGTAAGGGCTTTTTTTTTCCGACCATCTGATTGTATTCGGCTTTATCAATTTCCGTAATTCCAGATTTAGGATTAGAGATAATAGGTTTCAAAGCCTCTATAATCTCTGCATCGTCAGTTGAAAATACTCCTAGATACATCCCAGCGGATACGGAGCAAAGTTCAAAGTTAATAGTAGTCCCTTGGGAGAGATTTACAGGGTGTTTAGCCCTCTCAGTCAAATAGTATTTAGTTATCATCAATAATATAAAGTAAAGAACCCTCGGACTTTGTCAAGCACGAGGGTTCGAAGGTTTGTATTTTTACACGTTATACACTACACGGGAATGTCGGTAAACTGCTCAACTTCCAAAACTCCTTCGAAGATTGTATCGGCTGCCGCAGGGGTAGCCTTAACCTCTAGTGTTTTGAGAGTGTCGTTCGCAGTTACAGTTACTGTGTAAGCAGCGTCTTCAAACTTGACAGCGTCGTTAGTTCCTACAATGGATGTAGAAGTTAAGTCAGCTGCAACAAGTCGGTAGATAGCGTCACCATTACCTCCAGAGATTGTAATAACATCTCCGGGCTCATAGCCAACCCCACCAGCGTTGACGGTAAAACTTGTAATCACTCCACCAGAAGTAGTCGTATCGACCGTAAGGCCTGTTCCACTCCCACCAGTAGTAGCTACAGCTGTGTTATTTGAATAACCTGAACCTCCGTTAGAAGGAGCGATCCCAGAGCCGGCTACGGCAGCGGGAGCGTTCTTAATAACACCAGAGATAAAGTGTAACCCGTTTTCCTCAGTTGTAACGTCTTTGATTCTAAGCTTGACCTTGAAGTACAACATTTGACCAAAAGGGATAGCTTTTGAAGCAATAACTTCAGCCGCTCCCCCGCCAGTCAATGTGACTTTTGGTATCTTGAAATTTTTCATACTTATAAATTTTCCTTAAATAAAAAGGAAGGCGAGGAGTTTAACCCTCGCCCCCGTTAGGTTAAGAAGTTGCAGCGCAATCCTCGTAAGTATACACTGGGCACTCGTCTGAGAAATTCTCAAGAATGAAGTGACGTTTAGTGTCTCCGAGTATCGGAGTCATCTTAGTGGATTCCATCTCTGTGTGAGTGATGTTCGCTTCGATGATACATTTGAAGTCTGGATCAGACTCAATGTCAGGAGTGTGGCTCTTACGGCTATTAACACCAGCTACACCCATAGACAAATCGCTCCAGTCAACGGCCACTAACATATTACCACGAGAAGCAAGGTTCCCTGTGAAATGTGATTTGTGATCTGCGAAGAAAGGATCTACGATTACATTCAACATGATCTGTGCTTCATCCAACTCGTAAGAGTTAACATTCCACATAGTTTGTTGACCGAAGGTGATCTTCTGTCCAAGGTTAGCGTTACGAGTCAAGTCCATGCCGTAACGTTTCTTGTAGTAATCATTGAAGAGAGTCTTCAAACGATTAGCTGTAGACTTGTCAGTCATGATATCGATACTGTCTACGGAACCTCCATCAACTTCACGGTAACGCTTCAAGCTGTATAGTTGTTCTTCAAGATAGTTGATGTCAAGTTTTTGACCGAGGTTGTCAACAAGACGGTTACATCCACGTAACTGCTCACGTACACCGATTGCGTTTGACTTATATTCAATCAAACCGTTGTTCCCACGAGGGTCTCTTACCTGAGGCAAGTTCTTGTAGTCTTCAACTGTTTGGTGTTCGTCAATCTGCTGACCGTACCAGAACGTGTTCATCATCTTACGCTGATACAAAGCATACATACGCTTGTTCTGCTCAGACATTGGGAGTTCTTTGAAACGCTCAAGGTATGGATTTACTTGACCAGCGAAAATACGCTTCAAGAAATCTTCATACAAATCGTCGTAACAACGAGTGTAACGCATTGTCTGAGGCCAGAAAGCAATAAGACGCTTGCTGAGATCAGAAGGCTGATTGTAGCACCAAGACTCATAGTCTGATACTGAGTTAGCTCCCATTTGAACAACCCCAGCTTGTGCTTGGTAAGGAAGTCTTTCAGCAGCTGTCATACTAGCCCACTTAGCGTCAGTAACGTTAGGAGCAAGGATAATGTCTGCCTTTTCAATACCACCAGCGTTCGCATTAACGGAAGTAATTACCTTGTAATAAGGTTCTGTTACAGTTCCAGAAGCTGAGAGATTAAGAACAACAACGTACTCACCCGGAAGAGCATAACGCTCGAGGTTTGAAATCGTAGAAGTCCAAGGAGAAGCAGAAGCTTTAATGGTAATTTTCCAAGCACCGATTGGGTGGTAAACTCCATTAACAGTAGTTCCTGCGTCTGGGTCAACGACACCAGCTTCGATCTGAAAAGCATTTGCATTAACAAGATCCTCTTGCTCTCTCAAGATATAAGGGAGGAAAAATGATTTGTTAGGACCGAGGTTCTGCTTGCTGATCTCGCCCTTAACGTTGGAGATACGTGACATCATAAGATCCCACATAGAATTCTCACGAACACCACTCATACGAGCCATGGTTGTTTGACGGTACAAGAAGAATTCCATGAAAGCTGTATCTTTCAATTCCTCCATCTTGGCGGGGGTTAACCCTGTAATGTCCGCTTTCGTAAGAGATCCGTCACAAGAGTTTGAGACGTCTATGATACGGGGACCGCATTGACTGAATATATCTGACATAATTTTAGTGTTTCATATTTTGTTTTTAGATAAGTTAATTCTATAACAAGTTAAGCCTCTAAAAAGTATTTTGCAAGCTGTTTCTTATTAGAGACTTAAAAAATTAACGTGTTAGGTTATCCTTGTTAAACGTCGTCGGGAAACTCTGGATCCAACATAGCGTCATACAAAGAGTTACCTGTCGGTTTATTCTTAGACACTTGGTTCCCGGGCTCTCTAGAAGGACGTTTAGACTTAGGCTTTATGTCCTCATCAGATTCTTTAGTTTTTGGTTTTTCCTTAGCATTTGCCCCTCTAAGTATCCTATCAATCTCTGCATCTGATAAACCTCGGGACTTTAAAGAGCGAGTAAGCATAGTTTCTTGTGAAGAAACCTCGTCTTTAATCCCGTTTTCAATACGTATTTTCATGTCAACCGCAAGGAGTTCTAACAGGTCTTGATCTGAGAAAGTCCAGTGTTTCGCTTGCTCTTCTCTGGATAGAGAAAAGAACTTCTCTCTAGGCATAAAGAACTTGTCACCCTGCTTCAAAACCTTCTCTCCTTCGGGGTGTGCTACCATGTCTTTCCCGAACTGAATAATCTTGTTACTGAGTTCTGCTTGAACTGGATTGTCCTTATCATACTCAGCAAGACCTAGACGCAACTCCATAAGAGACTTGCCCATTTCTTGAGTTTTCTGAAATTCTCTTCCTGCCACAGCGGTTTCTATAGGTAGTGATTCTGCTACTTTTTTAACACCCTCGTCGTCAAACCCGTTCTCTTGGTAAGCCTTTTTCAAACTGTCCGGTAGATAGTCCACTAAGTTGCTAACGTATTTTTGAACGGTTTTTTCCAACTTAGGTTTGTTCTCAGAATCCCGGATCTTGTCCTTGAGGGGTTTATACTTTTCCTCGATGTTTTTCTCAGCTCTTTTGGTAGCCTGATCGATCAAGTAATCCTGACCCAGCATCTGGAATTCTTCGGGATCTACTTTGGGTTTATGCTGGGATACCCAATCTTCAAAGTCTGGGTTATCAGAAAGAGGGGTATCTGGATCCTCGGCTAATAATTCTTTGGCCTTAGCCTTCAACCCCTTCAGATATTCAAGATGTTTTGCGGCTCTACCTTTGTAGGCTGGATCTTTAGACTCTGCGTGTTTCCAGACGTCGAGAGATTGTTTTTCGGAAAGTGTCAACGTAGATATAAACTCGGCATCCTCTTTTGAAACTTCCTCCTCGGCTTGGGTTTTCTCTTTAGAATCAAAACCCTCGAAGTCGGGTTTAAAATCATCGTCGGTAAAAGCTTCTTTAATGGAAGGTTTTCTATCAACGACTTCCTCGTCAGCCTCATCAGACTCATCGTCAGAGACCTTGGTGGAATTATCCTCCTTGTTCTTTTTATCCTTCTTTTCCTTAGAAGTTTTGTCTTTCGGAGTGTCGGCTTCCTCATCAACCTCTTCGGGAGGATTAGAGTCTAGATTCTTATTGCCCTCAATACGACGTAGGGTTTCAGCAACACTCCGCCCTTTGTGGCTAAATACAGAAAGTTCCTCTTCTTCTTGGTCAATACCTAAAAGTCTAGCCTCTTCAGGGCTGTACCTTTTCGTAGGTGGTTCTGGAGTGTCTAACATAAAAGACATATCAACCGGGTTGATATATTCTTCGTTCTCTACCTCTTCGTTTTCAGTCTCTTGGGTTTTGCTCATAATGTATGTTGTTATATGTTAGGAGGGCCTATGGCCGATTGCGGAGTAGGACTTTGGTCCTGTATCGCTTGTTGTTGTGCAAGTTCTTGTTGTTGTGCTGCGTCTACTGGGTTCTGAGGAGCTGGTGGTTGAGTCCCTAGTTGTAGTTGCAGCTGTTGGGCTATCTGAGTAACTGCTCCATCGAGTTCTTGGACTCCTTGTGCATTCTGCTGGATAACTTGTAAAATCTCTTCCATAGAAGGAGCTCCCTCAGGAGTTTGTTGGTCTCCTTCACTCTCAGGATTTAGTTTAAGAGTTATGGTAGTTCCAGAAAGCCTAAAGGCCTCGGTTATCATCTCGAACAGTTGTTTTTGACCAACAGCTTTAACCATAGCCTCATTGCCTGTTATTGTTCCTAGGAACTGGAATATAGCTTGAGCCGCCTCTACAGACTGCGTACGTACCGCACCATCCCTAGAGTTGAAGATGTAGTCGTGAACAAGAGAGTTCTTTGAACCCGTAATGGTCTGTTGTACCTCAAGGAGGTTAGATTGAACGTCATAGTTTTCGATCTCCTCGGGGTTTGTAACTTTAAAACCAGCAGCTCGGATAACGTCGTCTGGGTAGGTATCTACAATAGGGACGTAAACTTCGTTCTTCCCAGAAGCCATCAAGGATTCGTACAGGATACGTTTCATAGCGGCTCTGAACTCATCGGGGCCTTGAGACGTAAAGTTGAAAAGAGCCGTTGTAGTGTTGGCTACTTCTACAACCTCTGAAGCGGATACCTCCCGCTCAACAAACTGTCCAAGTTCCTGAGGGCTAAACATCTGAGTCTTCTCAAGAAGGCCGATAATGTTAGTGATACCTCTGAAAGTCTCTGCTATTTGAGCATGTAGGTCTGACGTCTGGAACTTAAAAGGAGAATCCCTCACTGGGTTTTTACCTCGTAGCTCTTCCTCATCCCCAGAACTATATTCAGCAATAAGGGCCTCGGAATGGAAACGTCCAGTCTTAACAAACTTTTTGATGTACTCTCGGGCATCATCTTCTAAACTGTCTACGTCAATGGCAAGAATCATGAAAGACTCTAAACGCATTAAGTAGACAAGCTGACTCATAAGGTTGTCCGCCTGATCCTGATATGGTAGGATCTCATGAGCCATTCCCGCATTGAGAAGTCTGCCATCATCTTCATTGTAGCCCATATAAGCTGCCGGAGTAGACGGAAGAATTTCTGCATGGACCACTGTATCGTCATTAGCAATAACGAGCTTAACCCAAACAGGGTGCGGGTAGTCCCCAAACCCTTTATCTTTAGGAATAACCTTTTCATAGTAAGTAGCTAGGAAAACCGCTTGGTCGTCCTCAGCGTCAGTAAGTAATCCGGTATTAGTCTTGCGCTCGTTCTTAAGAGCTATTTGAGTAGCAGACTCTGTAGGTGCTGGAAACTTGATTACTGTATCTGGGTAGTACGCATCAAAGAAAGATTGATAGGATGTGTAAAGATCGTCAAGGGCGCTGGCTGTTTTTATCTCGTTACGATTAAAATACCCAGAATCTCTCTGGATATCCTTAGCTTGAACCACATCCCAAAAACCTAGGTATTCAACCCCGTTGTCGTAATTGACAGAGGATAGAGGGGATGCCATATCATAGAAAACTCTAGACGGGTGAGGTGTAACGAACTTAACCCCCTCTTTTGTAATGACTTCCTCAAGTTCCCAAGCATCTGAAGTGCTTTCTAAAAAATTCTTTCGGTATTGTTTTTCTCGATCCCAAGCAGATTCAACAAAAGCTACCGTGTGCCCGTGAAGGAAACATTTCCTAAGCCACTGAGTAAATTCTGGACGGTATCCGTATTGGTCAGTTATAACCTCTACTCGCTGAGAAACAGCATCTGACCGTAAATTACCAACGTGGGTTTTGGCTCTCGGTTCGTATTTGAAAAAAGGATAGAGGTTGGCAAATCGGTTAGTTTGAGCCGCTACTCTGCGAGTTACGAAGGGGCGTATCAAGTTAAGAGCTGACTCAGAAAAACGACCTAAATCAATAGAAGTTTTTCCTCCAGATTCCTTTATGATGTACTCTTTCGCTTCGTCCTCTCCTAAAACTTCCTCTAGTTGTTTGGCACACTCTTGGACGTTTAACTTGTTCTGAGCGTACAAAGTAAGGGGGATTGTCTCGTTCACTACAGGACGTCCATCAAAAGCTAAGTCGGCAGCGAAGTAAAACCGATAGTTGTTAAGGTTCCATAGACGGCCCTCATCTAAACGATCGTGTATGTTTTGGATCCACTTGTCTTTTTTTGCAACAAGTTTACGGAGGTACTCTTTACGGACCTGTTTTTCAGCTTTCTCGCTGAGGGGTTCATCCTCGCCTTCATCCTCTCGTAAGGATTCTAGACGGGCAATCTCCCGTTCAACCAAACTTTCGGCCTCAGGAGGGTTGTCCTTTTCTCTAGCTAGAAAAAAGGCTTTTAAAGACTTATTGGTCGTCTTAAACTTCTTGAGAACTTCGTAATCTATCATGTTGAACCGGAGATGGGTAATCCTTTAACTCTTCGTTTAAGGTAATATGTTTATAGTAATTTTCCCAAAGGTCAAGGAGAACGCAGGCAGGCCCCGGAAGTTTATTATCTTTCAAACAGTTCTTGAAAGTCCAAGGTTTCATGTTTAGGTAGGCGGCTAACTCATCATACTCTATAACAAGCAGTTTGCAAAAAGTATCTACCTGAACCCGATCCCATTTGTGGACAAGGCCTTTATTGAAAGATTGGATGAGTTTTACGTTAGCTAACACGTTTACGGTTACTTAATCAGTTTGGTCAAAGTTTCCATGACCTCTTTATGTTGGTTATCCATCTTCTTCTCAAGTTCTTTGAGTTCCACTTTAAGCTCTCGGATCTCTTCCTTTTTAGAATACTGGTCACTAACCTGAAGTTCAAACTTATGAAAATGAGCTTCTAACCGCTCAATCCTAGCACCTAAACCATTACTGTCCTCTTCGTCTTGCTTGAAGTTTCGCCCTATTGCTTTATCGAGTTGGTCAACCCTAGCCATAACTACGTTATTAAGTATCCAAGCTGCACCTGAACAAATTGCGGCGAATATTACAGCGATAACGCCAAGGTCTGCGATAGTTAAACTCATGTTACTTAGTCTCTATAATAGGTGCTTCTTTACTTTCTGAATACTGTGCCTGTAAGGACGTATTGGACGATGGCAATGACTGGGTGGAGGAGGATGAATGCGAGTCCGCCTGTGGAAAGTACTGCTGCTTCTTTCGGAGAGATCGCAATGTCAACGATCCCCCAGAGGAGTTTAACCCCTGTCCCATCTTGTCCGGGGACGAAGGTTTGGACCATAACGTCTGGGATGTCTGCCCAGATGAGGATTGGGAAGGTGATTGCGAGTGTGAGCATGAACAATGCCCCATTGTGAGCAAGACTAGCAAGCCCATATACCAACTTCTCTTTTTTCGATTGTGTCTCATAAGCGTATTTCCAATTCCCTAATTGTATTGAGGTTTTCTTTCCAGAATCAAGTTCTACTTCCAGAGGCGGTGCATTAAGTGTTTCTAATACTTTACGACCATGCTCTGATTGAGCAAGCCACATATTCCTTTCATGTTCTGACTTTTCTCTACGCTCCTGAGAACGGAAAGTAAGAAAGGCTTTAAGGAGTCCTAATAGACCCCCTAAAACTTGTGCGGAAAGTAGACTTGCTATCCCTGCTATCATTATGCTCCTGCGGTTATTGCGGGTGAGTTCGGTAACAAATTGAAATTACCGTTCGCTGGGTCGATGAATAGAGGGTTTCCATTATTAGTACCGATCTCACTGGGGGTATCCCCAAAGATCGAAACGTCAGTGGTTGTAAAAGTCCCTGAAACCCCATCAGAGAAAGTGTTTCCAGTGGTTTCGTTAAGAACAATTATGCTATTTTTTAGCACTACCTGTGCTGAGGTATAATTTCCAGCGAACTTATTATTAGCATGGGCTAGGGCACAATCTAAATAGAAATTACAGTTTTCAACAAGTAGGCTTCTTGACACAAGAGAACCTCTTGCCCAGATAATACCATGATTGTTTTGAGGGATGCAAGTACCTCCAACGCTCGTATTTATTAACTCTAAAGTTCGATCCGAATAGAATAAGTTATCTGTTGAATCCCCAAAAACTAAACAACTTTCAAATACGTCTTTAACCGTTTGCGTACCTGTGGCTACATAACCGAAAAATCCTCCGTTTGTTCCAAAATCGAACCTTAAATTCCTGTAATATGTGTCATAGTTAGAGGCCTCTTGTTGGAGTCGATATCCACTCCCTGTATCAACTACTTGTTTATTTGCAGTAGCACTTCGATAGTCGTAACCACTCTTAACAGTCTGGCTGCCTGATATAGTGCCTCCAGTAACTGCAATTATATCTCCCACAAAGTATGTAATTGCGTCAATACTTGGTACGTCTGCAAAAGATTGCCAAGGTGATCCCGAAGTCCCTGCTCCACCAGTCCCCCCTATTGATAAGTCTAGATACCAATCTGGAGTAAACCCACCACCACTCGCAATCGCTGGAGAGTTAGGTAACAGGTTTAGGTTGTTGTTGGCTGGGTCGACTAAGAGGAAGTCGTCTACTAGCGTTACGTCTGCGGAAGCATGAATACTCGTAGACCCTGTAAGCCCGAAACAGCCTTGGACATTAGCATTACTACCCCAACTTATAGGGACTTTAGTAGCAATAATACCCTGTGCTAATTCTAAGATAGTCCCAGTCTCGAATAATATAGTGGTTAGAGGTACAGTACATCCTATAGCTTTTAACCTCGTGGACGCATTTTGAGCTAAAGATACGTTCAACCCATTCTCTGTCAGTATCGTACCAATAATCTCACAGTCTGGACACGTCTGGAATATCCTACCGCCATGTAGTGGGTTGCAATCTAAGAAACAGCCATGAACGCTCACTACATCAAATCTATAAAAAATGCCGTTGACGGGATTACCACCATAAGCACCTTCAAATTTTAGGTTTATAAAGGTAGCTTCCGTACCTGTTGTAGCTATGTCTCCATAAAAAACTTGATTAACCCCTGCTGTAATCTTTAAAGAACATTTAGTAGGATCGGTTTCTTGACCTATCATAGTCAAAGCACCCGCAGGGAAGATCCAACTGCCTGAACCCTTGTCATGTACCCCCTCTTTTACGACCCAAATATCGCCAGTAGCGAAAGCTGCTTGCCACTCTGCGTAAGACCTAACAGGATTGTTAAAATCTAAACCTGAGCCAGTTCCTCCCGCTTCGTTGAAGTCCAACCATTTCACACCATCTGTAGCAAAATCTGCTGTATCTGGATAATTCTTACCACCCCCAGCAGTAATCGCAGGGCTGTTTGGTAGGAGGGCGAGGTTGTTGTTTTCTGGGTCTATGAAGAGAAGAGAAGTGTCAGTCCTATTTATTACATTCTCCCAAAGAACGTCAGTTTCTACCCTATTAGCCCCGAAATTATCTGCATTTAGTACACCGCTATCGTCTGATACTAAACACGATTCAAGGGTAAGTACTCCAGTGTCCCCATCTAGGGTAGCACTAAGATTATCACTAGGTATCTTGATTGTACAATTCCTTAGGGTGAATATATCAGCTTGTGCTCTCCCGTGGAAAAGCGACTCGTACTCAAAAGTTCCTTGAGCCACAAGAGCTTTGGGTTTTATAACACAACCTACCATCTCTACGTTTGCAGGGTTGAGGTCTCCAAAAGTAGAACCGAAGCAACTACCTGTATTATTCGATGTTTTCTGAGCCTCTAACGTGCACTTAGTGAATAATGTCTTAGAACCGCCTGAGTTTTCCAGATTAAAAGCACTATTATGAAATGAGCCAAAGTCTGCACCCAAGAGATTAAGACTATCAAAGTAAGTGTCTGAGGAAACAAGAGCTATAAACTGTGCATTTGCAGTGAATTGTAAGTCTATAGTTGATGGGCTAGTCTTAGACTCGGAAGTGTAAGTCATGCCACCTGCAAACGTAACATCAGCAGAAAGTAAGTGAATACCAGAAGTAACCTTAACAGTCCCCCCACTAAGGGCTACACCCTCAGCAGCAGCGATTGTCAATTTAGGGCCGCCTGTCCCTCCGTCCCATTCAGGAAGTAGTCCGTTCCATGTGTCATTTCCCGCAGTCGGGTTCCAGTAGCTAATCATAATTAAATAGTAGTTGAGGTTAATGCTTCAACCAAAGCCTCAAGCCTGATTGTTCCTGCTGTGGAAGCTGAGCCAGCGTGCCAGTTCGTCTCCACCGTTATAGTCGTTCCTGTCACCGCCTTGACTTTATGTTGTCCAAGTTCGGCAGAGTCTCCATCGGCTCCTGATACAAAGATGATGTCGTCTACATTCACGTTGACCGTAAGATCAGCCGCCCCAGAACAGGTAAATTGAATATCACCTGCGTTGTCTGCTGAACCTGTGATTGTGGTTGTCTTATCCGAACCATCAATAATTCTACCTGACGTTTTCACACATCCATAAAACTTATCAACTGGAGCAGTTACTCCTACAATCGAACTTGCAGTCTTACATAAGCAAATCTCGCCTTGCTGTGCTACCGATAAGAATGAGTCAATCGCTCCTGTGTAGTGCCTGACAATGTTCTCGCTCTTATTGAGTATCTTACCAAGAGGTGCAACATCTCCACCGCCATTAATCACCAACGGATAAGGGTTAGCTCCTGCATCTGGTAATTGGAAATTCTGGATAATCGGTAAACCGTTCGCTCCCTTAGAATCTGAGCTACCTGTAATCAATGAATACTTCTCAGTAGCACCCAGACCAATTACATTATCAACATCGGTATATTCGATATCGTAAGTTTCGGCAACGTCAACCGCCCCTGAAATACCTTGGGCAATCTCTCGCTTAGTT